AGATTCTCTTCATTACTATCTACTGAAGTAATCATATGAATTAAACGAGTTGTTAATTGTCCATCTGGAGATCCGCCTATTTTCTTGATCTTTTTAAGGCCTTTTAATTCGGCATCGATAGCAATTTGATCGCCATGTGTTAACAATTTAAATGTTACTGTACGCTTACTAGCTGGCAAAGTGTATTCGAAGGAATTGATACCCCGCGTGACTTTGTCCGAGTCTAGATCAGCAATTGGTAATGTAGTAAGGTCTATGGTTTCTTTTTGTTTTTCACCTGATGGTGTATTTACTTCAATTTCATAATCCTTTCCGTACCCTAATACCCTTGCAGATAACATGATCATATTCTTATCACATATCAAAAGATCGTTGTAATTGAACTTTGTAATGATAAGTGATCTAAATAATTTATCTAACACTACGCCTTGCTTGATATATGATTCTGTCATAAGAATATCTTCTTCTTTTGCCGTCATATATTTCATTTCAAGTGTACCATTAGCTAATGGATGATCTTCAGGATATAATAATCCTAGCGAAGGTAAATCAATTATTTCTGTTGGTATAGTGTATTCTGTTTTTTGTGCTGTTTCTTCGTTAACCATAATTTTTTCCCGTAATAACTTGTTTAATATAAATATGCCTGAATAGTAAAAACCTCCATGCTAAACAGGCATAGAGGCTTTTTGATATAAAAATGCAAGGAATTCTAAAATTGTAAGATAGCGTAATCGTATTTAATTGTAAGTTCGATGTTTATAGGATCTTCTGTACTCCAATCAAAATCACCCATTGTCATGGAACTAATAAAAGCTCCTTTAATAAGCCATTCTTCAACTTTATCACCTACTGGTCCTAAAGCATTAAATGTAAGATTCTTTTTGTAAAAATCAGAATAACCATCTCTACCAGTTACACTCTCATGATGTAATCTAACCCATTCCATAACTGCTTGGGCACCGGATGGTACTACAGGATCATACAATGTGATTGTAAGATCTTGCCATCTACTTTTACCTTTTAATTTACGCTCTATATTAATATGATCTAAAATCACCTCGCCTTGATCTAAGCTTGGTCTAGATGCAGCTTTAATAATATATGCCGGTATTCCTTCTATATCCATAATGAACCGATTTGCTACCTTAGGTTCAAATTCGGTATACATTATTTCTTGCGGTGTTAATAGTTCTGCCATTATAGTCTTCCCTGTTTATTTTTATAATAAATATGCAAAAATCAAATAATTTACTGTACTATTCTGGAAATGCTGCACCGGTTGGTAAAATATTGAAATCAATGATTATAAATTCTGCTGTCTTAGTAGGCTGTAAATAAATTGCTCCAACCATCTGATTTCTATCAATTACATCTGGAGTATTATTTGTTTCATCCATTACTACTTTGAATGCGTAAAGGCCTTGTCTTTGTTGAACTGATTCTAAATAAGGATTAACAATATTTAAAAACCTGTTTCTAGTCGTTGATGAATTTTGCTCGAATACCAAAAATCTAGATGCAGAAGCAATAAATTTCTTGGCTGCGATTAATAATCGTCTAACATTAACTCTATCCAATGCAGATGATTTACGTTGCAACGTCTTTTGACCATATACTACCACTCCTGTATTAGGGAAAGTAGCAATTGGATTAATATTGCCATCATATAAAGTATCTCTATTAGCATGGGTTAATTTTCGTTCTGCTTGTACCGCGGTATCAACTGTACCACGATTAACTCCTGCAGGAGCAAACCATTCGGCTGAAACTTGATCGCTAAATGCATATACTCCCGGTACTGTTGTAGAAGGTGGTGTCCAAACATAATTTCCAACACTACTATCATATAATTGTATCCATGGATAATACATTGCAGCATAGCTACTATCATAATTTGCGGCCTCTGTTGTTGCCTCTGTTAAACTTGCGCCATATGCTACTGGGTCTATAATTGCAAAGCAATCTCCGCGGTCTTCACACATCTGAACTGCTTTAGTTAATACGGCAGCATGGTTACTATAGTTATTAACTAATCCGGGTAGCAATAATAAATTAATATCATACTCATCTTGGTTGCTTAAAATATTAATAGCATCTTCATATGATGTTTTACCTTGGGCTGCCGTACCTAAATTATATCCTTGAGTATTTGTATTACTCATATCTTTATAAAATCCCTGTGGATGTTGGACGGTACCATCTGAGCCTCCTGAAAATGAGCCACCATATGAGCCACTTCCAATGGCTGGTAAACTACCAGTAAATGCTCCGACTCTAATATTACCATTTGAATCTATATAATTATATGTTGTTTCAACTGTTTCAACTCTTACATATTTAGATTTATTTGGATATGAACCTGACAACTGAAGGAATGGTGATGTTCCACCAGAATCTCTTAATGTATATTGTTGATCACCTATTACTTTCGAGATAAATTGTGTTGAGTTAGGATCTAATGATAAATTATTCCATTGTTCTAAATATGTCTTTCGCTTCTGGGTGTCATCGCCTCTTCGGATATATAAACCAAATGTTCCTTTTTTATCATTACGGTTAGCAATTTCATATCTAAAATTATCAACTGAACCTGAATCTAATACGCTATTGGTACCAATTGGTCCAACACTATTTAATGTAGCACCATCACTTAAAGCATATAACCTAAAGGATGCTGATGCCATACCGTTAAAGCCACCCTGGAATGTCTTGGATGTTAATTTAACTGATGATGTTATTATGGTTGGTATAAAATCAGTGTCTAAACAATCATATGTGCCTTCTTTACCTTTATAATTCATACTCATCGTTACATATCCACCACCTGTTGTACTAGCAGAAAATTCTAAATTATGTAAAGATGAACTATTATTAATAGTATTACGTAAACTGGCAGCCACACCTTCAGCCGAAGAGGTTGCTATATATATTTGGGTAGATGTATTTGGGTTAGCTACCGGTAGCCATCCGGATCCTGTAAATATAAATGTTACTGTTCTTGCGGATCCGCTAGTATATATAGAATCTCCTACGGTAAATGACATTGATACTTCGCTACCTGCTTGTCCTAATAAATCATCAGATGTGATTTCTATTGTTCCAGAGGCAGGAGCCCCTCCTCCCACTATATTAGGATCACATGATGTAGATACTTCTGTAGATGCAACTGAATAATCTCCGGCTAATATTCTAACAACTGTTAAAGTATTTCCAGATTTTAAATATTCTTTTGCTGTATATGATGTTAGATATGCATATTTACGTTCAACATCACCAGAACCACTTGTAATCGCATCACCAAATATTTGTTGGTATTCTGAATAACTAGATACAACTGTTGGGATCATTGCTGGTCCTTTCACAGTTGGTCCTATTACTGCTGCCCCTATAGCGGCAATGCCTGCAGGTAGAAATGATTGATCTACCTCATTAGTGAATACACCAGGGCTTACTATTTTTTCTGCCATCTTTTAATCCCTATTCTGGAAATGCTGCTCCGGTTGGTAAGATATTGAAATCAATAATTATAAATTCTGCAGTTTTGGTTGGTTGCAAGAATATTTGTCCTACCATCTGATTTCTATCAATTACATCTGGAGTATTATTAGTTTCGTCCATTACTACTTTGAACGCATATAATCCTTGACGCTGTTGAACTGATTCTAAATATGGATTAACAATATTTAAAAATCTATTCCTGGTTGTTGATGAATTTTGTTCGAATACTAGGAACCTGGTTGCTGATGCAATAAATTTCTTAGCTGCAATTAATAATCTTCTAACATTAATCCTATCTAATGCACTAGCCTTTCTTTGTAATGTTTTCTGGCCGTATACAACTACTCCGCTATTTGGAAATGTTGCAATTGGATTAATATTGCCATCATATAATGTATCGCGATTTGCATGTGTTAATTTCCTCTCCGCTTGAACAACTGTTTCAAGTCCACCTCTATTTAAACCGGCAGGCGCAAACCATTCAGCTGCAACCTGATCATTAAATGCATATACTCCCGGCAATAATGTTGATGGCGGAACCCAAACATAATTTCCTACCGAGCCATCATAAATCTGGAGCCATGGAAAATACATTGATGCATAACTGCTATCGTATGATTCTGCTTGAGTTACTGCTTCAGTTAAACTTCCTCCATATACGGTGGGATCTACTACTGTAAAACAATCTCCCCTATCTTCGCACATCTGTACAGCTTTTGCAATAATTGCTGCCTCATCTGCTCCGGCATTATTTAATATACCTGGTAACGTTAATATATTGATATCATATTCATCTTGGTTGCTTAAAATATTAATGGCATCTTCATATGATGTTTGGCCGTTAGCGGCTGAACCTACGTTATATCCTTGACTATTTGCGCCAACAATATCTTTATAGAATCGCTGTGGTTGTTGTATATTTCCATCACTTCCATTTGCAAATGTTCCTGAAACTGCTGCTGGTAATGATCCGGATGCACTTCCTACTCTTATATTACCATTTGAATCTAAATAATTATATGTTGTTTTAACATCAGATACTCTTACATATTTAGATTTATTTGGATATGATCCAGATAATGCCAGGAATGGCGATGTTCCGCCAGAATCATTTAAGATCCATTCTTGATCGCCTAATACCTTAGCAATATATTGTGGTGAATTCGGATCTAATGTTAAATTATTCCATTGTTCTAAATACGTTTTACGTTTAATAGTATCATCACCTCTTCGAACATATAAACTAAATGTCCCTCTACTATTATTTAGATTTGCAATTTCCCATCTAAAATTATCTGCAGATCCAGATGCTGATTTTAACGCGTTATTTGTAGTTTCATCACTTGTATCACCTTTACCTAATGTATCTGCGGCAGTAACGTTTCCACTATTTAAAATTGCACCTTCCGCTAACGTATGTAATCGGAACGACATTCCAGAACCTACACTCTGAGTTACATATGAATTGGCCTTTGAATAAGCACCTGCTAATATTCTAGTAACTGTTAATGTATCTC